TCGGCACTAATGTTCTGAATGAAGCATTTCTTGAGCGTTTTCCTGTGACCTTTGAGCAGTCTTATCCAACTCCTGCAACTGAACAGAAAATTCTTGAGGGTATTGCTCTGGATCTTGGTGTAGAAGACCGTGAGTTCTGTAAGCGTCTTGTGGATTGGGCTGACGTTATTCGCAAAACGTTCTATGATGGTGGTATTGATGAGATCATTAGCACCCGTCGTCTAGTCCACATTATCCGTGCCTACAGTATCTTCCAAGACAAGGCAAAGGCAATCCAAGTTTGTGTTAATCGTTTCGATGATGAGACCAAACAATCTTTCATTGAACTATATGATAAGTTTGATGCTGATTTCGTAATGCCTTCTGAAGATCAGCAAAAGGAGTGTCTTGATGAGCACAACTTTTCTTGACTGAAATCCATTCTCTTGATATAATCATCTATGACAACATTTGATCAAAACTTCCACCAAAATATTATGAGCTCCAACCAACAAGATCTTATTGGTAATGATTATTTGTACAACAAAAACACAGGAAACATTGTAATGTCTGATTGTGAAAATGACGATATTAAAATTCCAGAATCCGTAGTTCGAGAATCGACTAATGGGTTTTGGAAATACGAAGAAGATGAAACCCTAAAAGAGATTCAAGATTATCTTTCAGGCACTTATAAATCTCACTATACTTCTAAAGAATCTAAAACCCAAACTCTTGATTTGATTGAGAGTATTGGTGATGCCGAACCATTTTGCCGATCAAATGCCATAAAATACCTTTCGCGTTTCGGTAAAAAGAACGGAAAATCCAAACTGGATATTCTAAAAGCAATCCATTATTGCATTCTACTTTATCACTTCTCTGGTATTCATAGAAATACCAGCGACTATCCCTATTGATCATGAAACCGCGAGAATCAAATATGAAACTATCAAACAAAACCGTTTCCATCCTAAAAAACTTTTCTAACATTAATGAATCTATTCTTTTTAAGAAAGGAAACACTTTAAGCACTATTTCTGTTATGCAAAATATTTTTGCTGAAGTTGAAATCGAAGAAGATATTCCTAAAGATTTTGGTATTTACGATCTAAGTCAGTTCTTGCAAACGCTTGACCTATATCAGTCTCCAGAACTTGATTTTACAAAAGAAGACTTTCTAGTCGTTCGTGAAGGTAAGTCCAAAACTAAATACTTTTTTGCTGATGCAAACGTAATCGTAACACCTCCCGAAGAACCAATCAAAGTACCTGAATCAGACGTAACTTTTAATCTAACAACTGACCAGTTGACTAAGATTTTAAAAGCTGCAACTGTAATGCATCTTCCAGATCTATCAGTGATTGGAGAAGCGGGAGTTGTAAAAATGGTTGCACGAGACAAAAGAAATGATACCTCAAATGATTACTCGATTGTAGTTGGAGAAACAAATCATACTTTTACTTTTAACTATCGAGTAGAAAACCTTAAGATCCTTCCTGGGTCTTATACTGTGATGATTTCTAAAAAGTTTATTTCTAAGTTTGTTAGCAGTAATCACAATCTATCTTACTTAATTGCTCTAGAACCTGATTCTTCTTTCGATGTGCTACAATAGATTGACCGTAGCGACGGTTTATTTGAACTAAAAAAAGACACTTTATTATGAAAAAAACTGACTTTCTTTGGGTTGAATCATATCGACCAAAGACTATTGAAGATTGCATCTTGCCTGAACATATTAAAGAAACGTTTCAAAGTTTCCTAAATAAGGGCGAAATACCAAACTTGCTACTATCTGGTCCTCCTGGCATCGGAAAAACCACAGTAGCAAAAGCACTTTGCCACCAACTGGGAGCAGATTACTATGTCATTAATGGATCTGACGAGGGACGATTTTTGGACACGGTACGGAACCAAGCAAAAAACTTTGCATCGACCGTATCACTTCAAACGTCTTCTTCACACAAAGTCATCATCATTGACGAAGCAGATAACACAGGAAATGACGTACAACTTCTCTTACGGGCTAATATTGAGGCGTTTTATAGCAACTGTAGATTCATCTTTACATGTAACTACAAAAACAAGATCATTGAACCTCTTCAGTCCAGATGCGCCTGCATTGACTTCACAATCAAATCTAAAGAAAAACCCAAACTTGCTGCAGGTTTTTATCAACGCCTTCAAGGAATCTTACAAGAAAATCAAGTAGAGTATGAACCTAAAGTTTTAGGTCAGTTAATCAATACTCACTTTCCCGATTGGCGTCGAGTATTAAATGAATGCCAACGATATTCTGTAGTTGGAAAGATTGATTCTGGCATTCTTGCTACGTTCTCTGATGTTTCTGTAAATGAACTTATCAAAAATCTCAAATCTAAAAACTTTACTGAAGTACGAAAGTGGGTCGTTAATAATCTGGATAATGATTCTGATGTACTTTTGCGTCGGATTTACGATGCTCTTACTACATCCCTTGAAAACAATAGCATTCCTGCTGCTGTGCTTATTATTGCTAAGTATCAGTATCAGATTGCGTTTGTAGCAGATCAAGAAATTAATCTTCTGGCGGCGTTGACTGAACTTATGGTGGAGTGTGATTTCCGATGAAAAACAAAAGTCACCAGGTTAAGTCCAGAATGTATTATTACTTCTGGGGGGTTTGTACAGTTGCCGTAGTTGCTGGTCAACTTTATGTCGGTGCTGGATATCGTGTTATGGCAGAAAGTGTAAATAGACTTACTAATAGTTTTGTAGAGGTGCTTGATGGGACTACTGAATATCGATAAAACTAAACTTGTAGAACCAAGAGTGAAAACTACTCCTGAGAATGTGCAAGAGGCAAATGAGGCATTGTTTCGTGCTAAAATGACTCTACCTACTGCCGCAAAACATTGTGGTATGACTAAGAAGGAAATGAAAATGACCTTCCTTGAATACTTGAAGTATCACCCTAAAGATTATGAAAATAACGAGTTGCCTCCTATAAATAAAGACTGATATGGTTAGTTTGAAACAACTTAAAACGATGTTGCGCTACCCTGGCGGCAAGAGCAGGGCAGTCGCCAAGATGGATCCATACTTTCCAGATCTACGAAACTATAAAGAATACCGAGAACCATTTCTTGGTGGTGGAAGTGTTGCGATTCACATTGCAAAGAAATACCCATCTTTAGATATTTGGGTTAATGACTTATACAATCCATTATATACCTTTTGGTGTATTCTCCGAGATAAACCTCAGGATCTATATGAGTGTATTAAAGAAACGAAAGCAGAACACAATACACCAGAACTTGCCAGAAAACTATTTGAAGAAAGCAAGGTCTCTTTAAATCATGAAGAGACGTGGGATTTTTATCGTGCAGTTGCTTTTTATATTATTAATAAGTGTAGTTTCTCTGGGTTAACTGAAAATTCTTCCTTCTCTCCACAGGCAAGCGAAAGTAACTTCTCTATGAGAGGGATTGAAAAACTGCCAGAGTATTCCAAGATTATTAAAGATTGGAAGATTACTAACTTATCTTATGAAAAACTACTTACTGACGACAAAGAGTGCTTTATCTACCTCGATCCCCCCTATGAGATCGGAAGTAATCTGTATGGTAAACGTGGGTCAATGCATAAGTCCTTTGATCATGATCAGTTTGCTCTGGACTGTGATCGTTATACTGCTCCTCAACTTATATCCTACAACTCATCGCAACTGATTCGTGATCGTTTTAAGGATTGGGATGCTTCTGAGTTTGATCTTACTTATACGATGAGATCTGTAGGCGACTATATGCGAGAGCAGAAGGATAGAAAAGAACTTATTTTGTTTAACTATGAAATGTCAAGTAAAGTTGTATAAAGCAGGGCAAGTCTTTGCTGAAGAAGTAGTCGCAACAGATTATCAAGATGCAAAAAATGTTGCCCTTGCTCGTAATCCAGGTGCAAAAGTTGTAAGCGTTACTGCCGTATTTAAATAATGGAACTAAAAGATTGGTTGAATTCTGTTAATCATCTCAAGAATAATCTTGTTGAAAATCCTTCGGATGCAAAAGATTATCCACCTTTTATTGTGAACAAATGTCTTTCCTCTCATGTGGATTCTTTGATTCATTCAAATCAAATGAATATGTATCATCATTTGCCAAAAGACATGCAGTATAGTTATTATCTACATGCTCTTAGAGTAAAAAAAAGATTTTCTCCTTGGTTAAAGAAAGAGAAAGTTGATAATCTGGACGCCATCAAAAAATATTATGGTTATAGTGACCAAAAAGCACATCAAGTTTTGAAAATACTAAATAGTAAACAGATCGACATTATAAAATCTAAACTTGAAACTGGTGGGAAAAATGGAAAATCAAATTGTTGAACCTCAGGTGAACTGGAACCCTGGGATGATGATTGAAATAACTTTGGGAGAACCTGATGATTTTCTAAAAGTTCGTGAAACTTTGACTCGTATTGGAGTTGCTTCTAGGAAAGAGAAAAAGCTTTATCAGAGTGCTCACATTCTCCATAAACAGGGCAAATATTATATTACTCATTTTAAGGAGTTGTTTGCTCTTGATGGCAAGAACACGAACCTTACTGTCGATGATCTTCAGAGAAGAAATAGGATTGTAAAACTATTATTTGATTGGGGATTAGTTGATGTAGTAAATCCAGAGATGATTACTGACATTGCTCCTTTAAATCAAATCAAAGTTCTTCCTTATAAGGAAAAAAGTGAATGGATTCTTGAGCAAAAATATAATATTGGGAAAAAAGTTAAGACAACTGAAAATACCTAAATAAAACTGAGACCTTTCGTGCGGTCTCTACGAAAGTCGGAACACCCTATAAAGAGGTACGGTTTTTTCCGTTCCTCTTTTTTTATTGTCTTGTATTTTATAAATAACTAAAAAGTATTTGTAAGATGGACGCACAAGAACTTCGCAATCTACAAGAAGCATACCTAGATGTTTATATTCAAGATGTATCTTATGTTGATTTGAATGAGTCCATGCTTGATGATTTGATGTCTAAATCTAGTGAGTTGGAAGCAAGGCGGGGCGCTGCTTCTGATAGAGCGTTAGGAAGAATTAGAAAAATGAGAGCAACATTGGGCGATACATCTCCCGCTAAGCCATCTTCGAAACCATCTAAACCTGGTAGCAGTAAGAAAAAATTGGAAAAACTCAAAAATACCTTGGATGCTGCCCAAAAAGAAATGAATAGACAAGACGCCGAAAGTCAAAAAGAAGATCTAGATCTCTATGGCATCATCCTTTCACACTTACTTGATGAAGGATATGCTGAAACACCAGAAGCAGCAGAAGCGATTATGGTGAATATGAGTGAAGAGTGGAGAGATAGTATTATTGGTTGATAAATAATAGTGCTTGTTTGTGGTTATTCAAGCAAAGAGATTTGAAGTTTTCTCCCGGAACATTTGGAAGACCTGTTAAGAATAGTGTAGTAAAAACCACACTTGAAAAATAATACAAACTAATATAAATTATTAATGATCGCCTTATAGGGATCACACAATCAAACCTCGCTTTTAAAGGAGCTACAATAATGACTAACCTCACAAGGTATACTGCTGCGGATCTTCCTACCCTGTTAGATAAGATTTCAAAAAACAGTATTGGTATGAATGAGTACCTAAATAGAGTGTTCGACTTGCATGAAACAACATCGAACTATCCCCCCTACAATATAGTTCAGGTCAGCAATGTAGAATCCCGACTTGAACTTGCTCTTGCAGGATTTCGGAAGGCAGAAGTCAATGTCTACACACAAGATGGTAAACTCTTTATTGAAGGTCAGAAAGAAGATAAAGAAACGGAAACTAACTACTTGCACAAAGGTCTGGCTCAACGGTCGTTTACACGTGCCTGGACTCTCAGTGACGACACGGAAGTTAGATCAGTTACTTTTGAAGATGGGTTACTAAGTATTACTCTTGGTAAGATTGTTCCTGAACATCATAATCGTAAGGATTATCTATAAATAAAACTGAATATCGTCGCGCTGTGCTACGGGAGGTAACTGGCAAAATCCAGTTGACACCTCCCATTTTTTTGTGCTAAAATGCTTAGGTAAGACTAATGATTGGTTATGGCAGTTAAACTGTGTGCAATGCGATCTGGCGAAAAAGTGATCGCTAATGTTATGGATATGATTAGTCAAGATGGTGTTCTTGTAGGATATAACCTAGACAGACCTTTTTTGGTTATGTTTGCTCCAAAGAAACCCTCTGATGAAGAACAGTCAGAGACTGAGTTTAAGATTGGGATCACGCCTTGGATTCCTCTTACCAGAGATAGGATTATTTCAGTTCCTTTGGATGAAGTTATTACGCAAGTAAATCCTATTGAAAATCTATTAAATATTTACGAAAAAGGAGTGTATGGAGATGGAGATCAAACTTTTAGTTCTGATGAACAATCAAGTTCTAGTATCCCAAGTTGAAGCGGTCGGGGCAGAGATTGGTGAACCTGATTGTAAACTGATTGAACCATTTCTTCTGGATAAAAATGATTTAACCTTGAGTCCATGGTTGATTGATTTTACAACAACTAATGAATATAAAATCCATTCTGATAAAATCTTAGCAATGGCAGATCCAAAACCAACGATTTTAGAAAAATACCAAAACCTTATTAAATGAAGTTCTATACAAACGTTCAAATGATCGGCAACAAGTTTCTTGTTCGCGGATATGAAGACGGTAAGCATGTTATTTTCAAAGAGGAGTATTTTCCCACTCTTTACATCAAGTCCAATAAAGAATCAAAATACAAAACTCTTGAAGGTGAATATGTTGAATCTGTTAATCCAGGTACAGTAAAAGATTGTAGAGAATTTTATTCTAAGTATGAAAATGTTGAGGGATTTAAAATCTACGGCAATGATAGATATATCTATCAGTATATTTCAGACAAATATCCAGAAGATGAAATCAAGTTTGATATCACTAAAATCAAACTTGTAACCTTGGATATTGAGGTTGGGTCTGAGAATGGATTTCCAGATCCTAAAGTTGCAGACCAAGAGATTCTTTTGATTACAGTTCAAGACTATGCAACAAAACAAATCACTACATGGGGCAATGGTAGTTTTGACAATAAACAAAAGAATGTAACTTATCGACAGTTTAATACTGAGTATGATCTTCTAAATGATTTTCTTTCTGTTTGGGAGAACTCTCATCCAGAAGTAATCACTGGGTGGAATGTTCAGTTTTTCGATATTCCATTCATTTATTCCAGACTAGAAAAAGTTCTTGGAGAAAAGAGGGCAAAGTCATTTTCTCCTTGGGGTTTGGTCAGTCGAAGAGAAGTTTTTATCAATAACAGGCAAAATGTTGCCATGGATGTTGGTGGAATCACTCAACTAGATTATCTTGATCTTTACAAAAAGTTTACTTATAAAGCACAAGAATCATATCGTCTTGACCATATTGCTAATGTAGAACTTGGTGCTAAGAAGCTAGATCACTCTGAGTTTGATACGTTTAAGGATTTCTATACAAATGGGTGGCAAAAGTTTGTAGAGTATAATATTGTTGACGTGGAACTTGTTGACCGTCTAGAAGACAAGATGAAACTCATCGAACTTGCACTAACTATGGCATATGATGCCAAAGTCAACTTTGGAGATGTATTTTATCAGGTTCGTATGTGGGATAGTATTATCTATAACTACCTGAAAAAGCGTAATATAGTTATCCCACCTAAAGATAAATCTGATAAAGATGGAAAATATGCTGGAGCATATGTAAAAGAACCTGTTCCTGGAATCTATGATTGGATTGTTAACTTTGATTTAAACTCTCTATATCCGCATTTGATTATGCAATCGAATATTAGTCCAGAGACTTTGGTTCAAGAGAGGTGTCCTTATGTATCTGTTGAAAAGATTTTAAAGAAAGAGATTGATCTAACGCCTTATAGTGAATATGCGGTATGTCCTAATGGTGCAATGTATCGTAAAGATTTTAAAGGTGTCCTTCCTGAACTAATGGAGAAAATGTATGGAGACCGTGTTGTCTTCAAAAAAAAAATGCTTGCCTCAAAGCAGGAGTATGAGAAGACTCCTACTAAAGCACTTGAAAAGGAGATCGCCAGATGTAACAACATTCAAATGGCGAAAAAGATTTCTCTTAACTCTGCTTATGGTGCTATTGGTAATCAATACTTCAGGTATTACAAACTAGCAAATGCAGAAGCTATTACTCTTTCTGGACAAGTAGCGATCCGCTGGATTGAAGATAAAATCAATAAGTATATGAATCGTGTGTTAAAAACTGAGGATGTTGATTATGTTATTGCTTCTGATACTGATTCTATCTATATCCATATGGATCCTTTGGTCAAACGTGTATACGCCACAAGAGAAAAAACTACTCAAAGCATTGTCAACTTCCTTGATAAGGTCGCTAAGGTGGAACTTGAAAAATATATTGAAAGTTCTTACCAAGAACTGGCGCAATACATGAATGCTTATGAGCAGAAAATGCAGATGAAACGTGAAAATATTGCTGATCGTGCTATCTGGACAGCAAAAAAGCGTTATATCATGAATGTTTGGGATAGTGAAGGTGTTCGATATACTGAACCAAAACTTAAGATGATGGGAATTGAAGCAGTAAAATCATCAACACCTGCACCTTGCAGAAAAATGATTAAAGATGCACTCAAACTAATGATGAGTGGTACTGAAGATGATGTGATTCAGTTTATTGCTAAATGTAGAAAAGAGTTTAATAGTCTTTCTCCAGAAGAAATCTCTTTTCCCCGATCTGCTTCTAATGTATTGAAGTGGAAATCGTCCTATCAAATCTATCAGAAAGGAACTCCTGTTCATGTAAGAGGAGCACTGCTATTCAATCATCACATTGAAAAGAATGGATTGACTAACAAGTATTCTTTGATTCAAAATGGAGAAAAGGTTAAGTTCTGCTACTTGAAAAAACCCAATCCACTCTTTGAAAATGTTATTTCATTCATTCAAGATTTCCCTAAAGAACTTGGTATAACTAGGTATGTGGATTACGATTTGCAGTTTGAGAAGGGATTTTTGGAACCAGTTAAAGTTATCTTAAATACTATTGGTTGGCAGTCTGAAAAAAAATCTTCTCTTGTATCTTTTTTCGGATAGTAACATAGTGAATTTAAAACTGAATCGCAATGAGGTTAAACTAATACTTAGTGCTTTGAGTCGTAGTCATTACATTGACCCAAATGTCTATAGCTACGAAGATATCAAACGCTTGCACAATAAAATTTGGACTTGGAACATAAACATTAGAGGAAAAAATGATGGATTTTCTTAAGGATATTGTAAAAGAAATCGGTGATGATTACACCAAACTTGCAGCAGATATTGATGAAACTGAAACTTATGTTGATACGGGTTCGTACATTTTTAATGCACTGGTTTCAGGTAGCATATTTGGTGGTGTATCTGGGAATAAGATTACTGCTATTGCTGGTGAAAGTTCTACAGGAAAAACTTTCTTCTCTCTCGCAGTGGTTAAGAATTTTCTGGACTCTAATCCTGATGGATATTGCCTGTATTTTGATACTGAGGCAGCTGTCAATAAGTCACTCTTAGAAAGTAGAGGAATTGACCTTAAGCGTCTTGTCGTGGTTAATGTAGTGACTGTCGAAGAGTTCCGTAGCAAGGCACTTAAAGCAGTGGACATGTATCAAAAAGCACCTGAGGGAGATCGCAAACCCTGCATGTTTGTGCTAGACTCTTTAGGAATGCTTTCGACTGAGAAAGAGATTACTGATGCACTTAACGAAAAGCAGGTTCGTGATATGACAAAATCACAACTGATTAAGGGTGCCTTCAGAATGTTGACACTCAAGTTGGGGCAGGCTAACATTCCAATGATCGTTACCAATCACACTTATGACGTTATCGGATCTTATGTTCCTACTAAAGAGATGGGAGGTGGTAGTGGCCTTAAGTATGCTGCCTCTACCATTATTCATCTTAGTAAGAAGAAAGAAAAAGATGGAACAGAAGTCATTGGAAATCTTATCAAGGCAAAGACTGCTAAGTCACGTCTAAGTAAAGAGAACAAGGATGTCACTATTCGTTTATTTTATGATCATCGGGGTCTTGATAAGTATTATGGTTTACTTGAGTTAGGTGAACTTGCCGGAATGTGGAAGAACGTTGCCGGTCGTTATGAGATGACTGTCAATGGTGAGACTAAAAAAGTATATGCCAAACAAATCCTCAAAGAACCAGAAGTTTATTTTACTTCAGAAGTAATGGAAAAACTAAATGAGATTGCTAAATCAGAGTTTAGTTATGGAAGTTAATCTTTCTGATTTAGTTTATGTTTTTGATGGGGAAACTGTCTTTGATTTTGGGCGTGTAAAGGCAAAGTGTGGTAGACTAGTAATGTTCCCACCATGTGGAGCAAAATATATCATGAGTTCTTATTTGCATTATAGCTAAATGGATAACGTTGAGTTTTTGGTTCTGAAAAATCTATTGAACAACAATGAATATGTGAGGAAAGTACTACCTTTTATTAAAAAAGAATATTTTGAAGATGGAGGCAATGCTAAAGTATTCCAAGAGATTTCTGATTTTATTATCAAATATAATCAACAACCAACAAAAGAAATCGTAGCTATTGAATGCAAAAACAGAACTGATATCACAGAAGATGAATATCGAAAGATTATTAAGATCATTGAGAATCTTGACTATATACCAGTAGATGATGATTGGTTGATTCATACTACTGAAAAGTGGTGTAGAGATCGTGCAATTTATCTTGCGTTAATGGAATCTATTTCTCTTACAGATGGTTCTGACGAGAAAAAAAATAGAGATGCTATTCCAGGTATTCTATCGGATGCTTTATCGGTAAGTTTTGATAACCATATCGGACACGACTATATTCTTGATGCGGAAGGTAGATTTGACTATTATCGTAAAAGGGAGGATCGCATTGAATTTGATCTCGAATATTTTAATAAAATCACAAAAGGTGGTTTGCCTAATAAGACTCTCAATGTCGCGCTTGCTGGTACTGGTGTCGGCAAGTCTTTATTCATGTGCCATGTCGCTAGCTCCTTGTTGTTGTCAGGACGGAATGTACTCTACATTACGTTGGAAATGGCGGAAGAACGAATTGCTGAAAGGATTGACGCAAATCTTTTGAACGTAAATATTAAAGACATTAGTGAACTTCCTAAGTCAACGTTTGAAAGCAAGATGAGTAGAATCGAAAAGAAAACATCAGGTAAGCTAATCATCAAAGAATATCCTACGGCATCTGCTCATGCTGAACACTTTAAGTCACTTCTTAGCGAACTTGCACTTAAGAAGTCATTTAGACCTGATATTATTTTCATTGATTACCTTAATATATGTGCTTCCTCCCGTTATCGCGGAAACAGCACTGTCAATTCATATTCGTATATCAAGTCTATTGCTGAAGAGCTTCGAGGGTTGGCTGTTGAGGCAAACGTCCCTATCGTATCTGCCACCCAGACCACTCGCTCTGGTTTTGGTAGCTCTGATGTTGATCTTACTGATACTTCTGAGTCCTTTGGTCTCCCTGCTACTGCTGATTTTATGTTTGCCCTTATTTCTACAGATGAGCTTGAGGAGTTGGGACAAATTATGGTGAAGCAGTTGAAGAATCGATACAATAGTGCAACTATTAATAAGAGATTTGTGGTTGGGATTGATCGAGCAAAAATGAGATTGTTTGATGTTGAACAATCTGCACAAAAAGATATTCTTGACAATAGTAAGAACATGGGTTATGATAATGATGACCCACCAGCATCACTTAATAAATTTGGAGGATTTAGATTTTGAGTACAGTTGACCCTAAAAAGTATGTAGAGTTTGTAGATGCAGTGACATCTAACGAAAGTAAAAACTATTCTGATTTTGCCGCAAGGATTTTTGATCTTGAAAATCAAAATTTCCCTACCGAACGAATGATTACTGCTGCTGTAGGTATGTCTGCTGAAGCAGGTGAGTTTACTGAAATCATTAAAAAGATTATTTTCCAAGGTAAACCTGTAACTGAAGAAAACCTATTTCATCTGAAACGTGAACTGGGTGACATTATGTGGTATGTTGCCCAAGCATGTATTGGTCTTGATATTTCTCTTGATGAGATTATGGAGATGAATGTGGACAAACTCAAAGCACGTTATCCTGGCGGTAACTTTAATGTTCACTATTCTGAAAATCGTAAAGAAGGAGATCTATGACTACAAGACAATTTGTAACTAAATCTGGTGATACTTGGGAATGGGAAGAGACTGAAGAAACCCGTAAAGCAGTAGAAGAACTGCACAAGACTATTGGTAAACTAGAATCGGAAGCACCTGATTATGGGGTAGGTAAATGAAAAAACTTACACTTGAAGATTATCAAAAAGCAGGTGAAGAGTTCTGGCCTAAGTATTGGTATATTGCCAAAGAACTTGGTGAAGATGCAAAACCTGAGGATATCTTGAAGGTTATGGAAGCAGTCGGTGGTGTTGCTCTCAAACTAGCACTAGAAGGAAAACTTTCTAGTCCTTTTGGATTCAATAAAAAAACAGAAGAAAAAACCGAGACCCCTTGAGGGTCTTTTTTTTATAAATATTTTTATGTAAAAGCAATCTTGTAAAAAAAATGGGCACGGAAAGTCTTAATGAGATAATGGAAGCATTTAATGCTGTCTATGATAATGAAATCCGAGAAGAATATCTAGAAGAAGATTATGCTTTTTTAGATGATTTTGATAACGAAGAGATTGAAGATATTGTAGAGGAAGTTATCTACGAACTTATTGATGAAGGATATGAAGTAGAAGAACTGGAAGAACTATTTGAAGAGACTTTCTTAACTGAAGCACCTTATCAAGTAATGGGTTCTCCTGATGGAAAAAAGGAGAAGAAGATTGGTAAACCAGTAAAGAGTAGAAAGTATGCTGATTCGAGAGCAGCAGAACTTGCGGATACTCACAAGGCAACTGGTGGACAGTATCGTTCTAAGTATGTTGAGGAAGCAAAAGTCACAATGGGCCGTGGTGATGAAGCAGGTGCTGGTAAAGTAACTACTGGAACTGGATCACTTAGAGCTGCTAAAGCAAGAGTTGCTTCTAGAAAGGCTGCTAAGAGACAAGCAAGAAAAGAAAAGATTAAGAGTGCTGCAAGAGGAGTTCTTTCTTCTATTAAAAAAGGTGTAAAGAGAGCAGCAAAAAAAGTTGGTCTTGGTGCTGAAAAAGCAAAACAAGCAATGCAAGGTAGAGATAGATCTGCTGAAAGATCTACTAGAAGAGCAAAGGCAAACATGAAAAAAGCTGCTGTGAAGAACCTTTATAAGGCAGTAACGGGGAAAGCAAAAGCACCTAAAGCAGTAGAGAAGAAAGTATCTAGAAAGGATGTAACTGGATCTACTGGTGCTGGCGCAGCAGGAACTATTCGTTCTAAGTCTTCAAAAGATGGATATGGTAGTGGACCTTCTAGCAAAGGTAGAGCACTTCCTCCTAAAGGAGCAACTTCAAGAACTGATGCTGGTAATCTAAGAAAACCAAGTCAAGTTACTTTTGCACTCTCAAGAGCAGCAAAAGCAGGTAAAAAGAGAATGGAAAAACTGAATAATAGTTTCGATATGTTTGATGTTGTAGCTGACTTCCTAATCTCAGAAGGTCTTGCTGATGATATTAATGAAGCAAACTGGATTATGGTAAATGAGGTTACCGCAGAGGATATTGAGCAGATTGTTGAACTGTATGAACTTGAAGAACTATTTGGTTTAGGTAAAAAAAAAGATAAATCTAAATCAGTAGAGTATATGGGTAGATCTATGGAACCAAAACCAAAGAAAAACCCTGGATATAAGGTAGATAATAGAGCGCCCGAAAAAGAAGTTCATGAGTATGGTAAAAAAGGATATACTGCAAAGTATAAGACACGCGGAAAACTTTGATTATTAAGGCGTATGCCAAGAAAAAGAAGAAAAAGTAAAGTAAAATATAAATCGTTTCTAGTTTCTCAAAGAGAGAAACTAGAAGCTCAAAGGGCAGAAAAGAAAGAAAAAAACAAAACTAGATTAGAAATACTTGAAGAAAGAATAGAAGATCTTACTGATCCAGAAGATATTATGGTAGAAATCATTGATGTATTTAATGATTTTGATGTTGCTCCTGATGTTGGTAACTATTATACTTTTATATACAATGCAAAAACTCCCAACTTACTTTATGATCAGCATCCTTTAGTTGCTATTCTTGAAGTGAATAGATGGGGGGTTGTTGGTTTGAACTTTCATTGGGTTGGATTAGATGGCGCAGATATTAGAAACTATACTTGGCCAGAAGTGGCAGGTTATTTTCATAAGATAGATAATGATGAAATCATGTCTATGAGAAATATAAACTATGCTAAGTTTTTGAGGAAATAAATACATATATACAGATGAAGAAGATGAAAAAGTTCTCTAGTTTTATATTCGAAGCGCAAGTATCTCTAGCATCCCAAAGAGCACAAAAAATGGGGTTGCGTGGAGATGGACATGGTGGATGGTATAATGCGTCTGGAGAGTTTGTTGCAAAAACTGAAGGTGGAGATTTAGTTTTCTACAATAGAGGTCAGAGACCTGGAAGAGATGTTCCTAATCCTTCAGATAAAAAACCAAAAGTTGAAAGAAATCCAGAACCATCTTCTCTAGAACCTGATGAAAATGGCGGAGCAAAACTTACAATAGTATTTGGGAGATTTAATCCCCCAACAAAAGAACATCAACAACTATTTACTTCAGCAAGAAGTATTGCTGGCAACTCCGACTTGAAAATATATCCATCTAGAATTCAAGATAACGAAAGAAATCCAATCAAACCAGATCCAAAGATTGGGTTCATGAAAAAAATGTTTCCTAAATTTAAAGATAATATCATCAATGATGAAAAAATGATTACAATCTTTGATGTATTGCAAGCAGCTGAAAATGATGGTTATAGTGAAGTTACTATTGTAGTTGGTATAGATAGATTATCTGAGTTTAGAAGTCTTGCACAAAAGCATAATGGAAGTGTATATAACTTTAATGATATTACAGTAGTTGCTGGAGGAGAAAAAGATTCTGACACAGAACTATCATCAAAGATGAGACAATCTGCTGCAGAAGATAATCTAAATTCTTTCAGATCTGGACTTCCTACGGGTTATAAAGATGCTGAGAAAGTATTTAAAGCAGTTCAGTCTGGAATAGGAACCAAGACTCAAAAAGAAGAATATGAACTTTGGAAGATCGCTCCAAAAGTTCATTATAGGGTATTAAGAGAAAAATATGTTTCGGGAAATATTTTTAAAGTTGGATCTATTGTTGAAAATATAAACACTGGATTGAGAGGAAAAATTATTCGTAGAGGAACTAACTATCTTATTTGTGCAACAGAAGATGATCTTATGTTTAAATCATGGATTACAGATGTGATTGAGAAGAAAGATTTTACTGATGTATCTGGGGTCGTCGCTAGTCAAAGAGAAGTTGGATCTCCTTCTCTTACCAAATATGCCATGAAAATGGCGGATGTGAAGAGCATTAGAAATTTTATAAATAAGTATAAGTCAAAAAAGTAAAAACTTATACTAATGACATTACATCTTAACGACATCTCCAAGATTTATCTTGAGCAGATTGCTGAGGGAAAAGGTGCTGGTGAAGACCAAGAGCATAAGTACTCAAAAAAATCTGGTAAGAAATCAAAAGATTATGACGGTGACGGTACGGTAGAAGATGAGACTGATGAATATGCTGGTGTGAAGGATAATGCCATTAAAAAAGCAATGGGCAAATCCGTATGTAAGAAATGTGAAAAGAAAGAGTGTGAGTGTGATGATAAAAAAGTAGATGAAATCTATCTGCTCACTCCGCTAAATAAGGGTAAAAATAAAACAACAAAAACTCCTACTACTATTGATAAGCATGGAAAAAGAGTGCCATTAGACAAAGTAAAGGAATCAAAAAATGTTCATGGAGAAATTGAAGTTCCTTCTAAAGATCTAAAGTCTCTTGTAAAGAAAGCAGTCTCAAGAATCGACACTGATGTTGATGGTGATGTGGAGGATAACGATAAGCATAAGGGAGAGTATGGTGAGTTTGTTCCGACACCAGACGGTAAGAGAACATTTAGTGGACCTAAAACTAGAAAAGAATCTTTCTCTAACTGGAGAAATGAGATTAATGAAGTTTTGGAGAAAGATGGCAAAGAACAAAAGTTCAAAGAAATGTCCAAGGACAAGACAAATACTATTAAAATCAATCCAGTTTTAGAAGACTCTATTGCTTCTATTGATGGTGTGGTCTTAGAAGATATTGAGTTTGATGCACCCGAACCAACTTGTATCTTTGAGGATTTTGTTGATGCAGAGATTTACTTCATGGATGACGATTTCATTTATGATATTGTTGAGGAATCTATTGTAGAACTACTTGATGATGGTTATGATTTAGATTATATTGTAGAATCTATTGTATCTTCTGTAGATTATAGTCTAGAAGTTTTAACTGAAGGAGTTGCCGAAACTGCTGCAAGAAAACGTTCTAAGGATGTAAAGAGAACTCAACTAAGAGCAAAAGCAAAGACTTTTAGACCAGATCCTGCAACTCTTAGAAGAAATGCAAGACTTAAAGCAGTAAAAAGTGCTGCTCAAACTGCAGGTGAAAAGATTAAATCTGGTGTAAAGAAAGTAGGAAAAGCTGCTAGTTATGGTGCTGGTTATGCTGCTGGTGCTACTGTTAGAGCAGCTAGAAGACTAAGAGATAAAGCTAAAGAAGGATATGCAAGAGGATCTCAAGGATCATCTTCATCTTCTCAAGGATCATCTTCATCTTCTCAAGGATCATCTTCATCAGCACCAACATCGTCTACTTCAGATAAGAAGAGAAGTTTACTGAGCAGAGTTGGTTCTGGTCTAAAGAAAGCAATCAAAGGAACTGTTAGAGTTGGTGCTCGCGCTGTTGAGGTTGGTGCTGGAGCAGTTGCTGCTGGTGCTAAGAGTGTCAGAAAGAGAATGTCTGAAGAGTTCTATCAAGAATCTTGTGAGATTGCTGCTGAGTATTTTATTGAAGAAGGTTTAAATGAAGAGGGTGTAGCAATCCTTATTGAAGAACTTGGTGTTGATGAGTTTGCTGAGTTTGTTTATGATCTTGGTGAAGAAATCATGCTCACCGAAGAACTAAATGAAGCAAGAGCGGGTGGAGTTAAAGTTGCTCCTGTAACTAAGGCTGGCAAGTCTGTAGGATCCCTCAAAGGAGGTCCTAGAACTTCTGCTATCAAGCGTCTTCGCAAGGAAAAAGCAGCAAGAAGAGATGCAGAAGCAAAAGCATCTGCAGCAAAACCTTCAGGAATGAAGGCAGCACTTCAGAGTCAATCAAAAACTGCTGCTAAGAGAAACACTGCAGTATCTAAAGCAAAGAGTGCTCAACCTAAGAAAAAGGGTGTATTAGATCGTGTTGCTGGAGCAGTTCTGAAAGGAATTGAGCGTCATAATGCTGCGATGAATGCTGCTAGAGAGACTGGTAAAACTATTTCTAAGGCAGCAAAAGTAGGCGCTAAAGGTGCTCAAGAGTTTGGTAAGGGATTTAGTTCTGGAGTAAAGACTGCTGGTAAAGCAGCAAAAGATGCTAAAAAAGTTATATCTTCTGGAGTAGAATATGATGAAGAACTAGTTGAAGGACTTCGTTCTGCCGTAAAGAGACTTCTTAGTGGCAAGAAAAAAGAAGAACCAGCAAAACCAATGAGCAGAGGTGAGCAACTTCGTAAGAAGTATAATGTTGGTCCTGAAAAGTCTGACACTTCTGCTAAGAGACAGATCCTTGATCGCTCCCGTGCTAGAGCAGAGAGAGATGAAAAGGAGTATGGTGGTTCTCGCTATTCTAAATCTGTTGCAGATAAATCAAAGGCAGCACATGACAGTTACCTGAGAGCAGGTTACAGCAAGTATGGTGCTGATGACCGTCGTGGCAGTGGAAACAAAGCAAGAAGAAGAGCAGCAGCACTTCAAAATAATGAGTTTGAATGGCTGATTGATTCTTTAATCTCTGAAGGATATAATCTTTCTTCTTATACGATAGAAGAGTTTTATGATCAAGTGATTGATATTGAAGAGGGTCTTAAACAAGCACGTAAAAATGTAGGTGCTTCTAAATGTTGGACTGGATATAGAGCAAAAGGAACTAAAATGGAGGATGGTGAAGAAGTTCCTGATTGTAAAAAGGAGTCTATAAACTATGAAGGTCCTCTATACGCTCAACATCCTGATCTAGTTGAAGCACGTCGCGGTCCTGCGGCACCTGGTAAAAAAGAAAAAGGTGAAAAAGCATCAAAATCTCTTGTTGATATGAGAAACCGCCAGAAAGTTCTCGATACACACGAGAAGAAGACTGGCAGGAAACTTGATATCTCTAAGACACCAGAAGGAAAAGCACATGCTAAAAACTTTCCTGGTTCTAGGCAGGCACCAAAGAAAAAAGGTGCTAAGGAGACTCCTGCTGAAACACAAAACAGAAGGATCATGAAATCAACCCGGCGCATTGTCAAGCATGGTTATACTTCTAAAGAAAAGAAAGAAGTGAAAGCGATGGCAAAACACGCATCTAGATACGATTGATCATATATAATCTGTAGATTTTGGTAAAACAAATCATGTGGACATTATTCCTTCCTATTGCTAAAAGAACAATCGGTAATCTTCTGGAAAAAGAAGAAGTCCGTCGTTATCTTGTTTCAATCTTAAGAAATCTAGCTGCTTCTACCGACAATAAGTTGGATGATGGTGCAGTAGATGTTGTCGAATCACTACTATTCAGAACAGAAGATTCTGCTTCATAAATAGTACATACAACAAAGGAGAGGAAACTCTCCTTTTTATAAATATTTTTTAGTTAAACTTTTTTAATAGGTAAAAAGAATGGCACTCTGGGGTAATAAAGATCTTGTATATAATGAAGGAACAGTTTCCGTCAATCTTGAAACGGGAGTCATTGACGGTGTAGTAGGTGCAACTACCTTTACATCTGCTGTTTCTGAAGGTGATGTTGTTACAGTAGGATCTGGGGCAACATATGGTTATGCAGTGGTAATCGGAGTTACCTCTACCACTCTTTCGATTGCTTCTACGGAAGGATTTGTTGCTGGTTTAACGACTGTACCTGCTGGGGCAACTTATTTTGTTTCACAGGAACCAATCTATACTGTTGGTGATTCTCATTATCAGGCACCTGAAGCTAAGTCTGATTACACTTCTAGTGTATATGGTGTGGATGAGATTGAAGTTGGTGCAGCAGCAACAACAGCATATGCAGTAACTCATGGTGGATGGGTAGGCATCACCTCTTACATGGATATGCACGATAATCTAAGAGTTAAAAACGAAGTACTAGTTGCAGGTGGAATCCTAACAACTACTGACGCTCCTGGGGACGCTTACTTCCCAGGCAACTGATAAATGAAAGAGTAAATAATGAGATTTGATGAACTAAATGAGGATAACTTTTTATACTTCGCTATTAAAAATTACGAAAATCCTCAAGCTGTAACGAAAGAAGATTTTAATAAAGATCTTAATCATTTTAAGTACATTAAAAGACTTCTAAAGAGATATCATAAAACGGGTGAGATAAGAACTCACCTTTTGATTAATCATTTCGTTATTCTTTATAATGTATTTGGAGAAGCTACTACTCCTATGTTATTTTTAAAGATAGACAAGGATATGTGGCCCCAAGTAAAAACTTTCATTTTATTTTTAAATAAGCTCCCAGAGTATCCAAAATCGTATATTCATGATATTCAGGTCGATTTATTTTGTTTAAAAGAACTTAAGAAGATCTATGGACAAGATTGATAAAGTAATAAGATATTTTAGGAATCTTAGAGAAGACGCTGCGATAGTTCCTACAAATAGCCTTGCCCCAGGTAATATAGGTGGGACATCGCAAGCTGGAGATGATCCTCCTGTAAGAAAGAAAAAAAAGAATAGATATATTTGGTTGAAAGGTGTTAGAGCAAACTGGAAAAATAAATAATAATAAGTAGTTATTGGCAAGAATGCCAAATGAAAAACCAAACTCCGTGTTCCTCATACCAGATGTTAAAACTCACAAATAATGTGATTAAATGGACTGGAGTTATTACTTTTTATTGTAATACAGTACTTTATTTCAATAGGTAAATGCTATGTTCGGGTTTGGTAGTAAGTTTGCTGTCTTAGAATCAAAGTTTGGAATATACGAAGATCTTTCCAAAGAAATGTTGGATAAGTTGGAGAGAGCTGTTAATACTATATCTGATAATAGTAATAAGATTGCTATTATTTTAGAAAGACATGAAGCAAAAATTTCTGAAGGAGATAAAACTTATTCAATCATATTGAAGATGATTGAAGATATGAAAGAAAGAAATACCGCAGAGCATATAGAAGTAGAACAAAAGATTGATATCTTGGATAAAAAGATTCAAGATCTATCAAAGTTTAGATGGCAAGTTGGAGGAGTCCTTGTAGTTGCGAGCATCATTTTAGGATCTCTAACGACTGGATTTATTTCAAACCTAGTGCCAAATGCTTTGACAAGTCCCTCCTCAAGTGCTAGTATAGTAGAGAAGTGATAGTAGTTTTTTCATGGATTTTGTTGACACCAAATACATCAGTATTTTGTCATCAAAACTGACAAAGTTTAAAAAAGTTAAAAATAATCTATACAACTTTCGTTGTCCTATTTGCGGAGACTCGCAGAAAAATAAAAATAGAGCAAGAGGTTATTTCTACCAAGTAAAGAATAATACTAACTTCAAATGCCACAACTGTGGTATCAATATTTCATTTAATAACTTTCTAAAGAATGTTGATTTAGATCTTCATAAGAAATATACTTTTGATAAGTTTAAAGAGGGTAAAACTGGTAAAAACTTCGTCGCAGAAGAACCTAAGTTTAATTTTCACAAACCCGACTTTTCCACTCGGCGTGAAAAATCTGAATATGTGAAAAAGTTAAATCTTCCAAAAGCTTCTGAAAATGAAGACGCAAAAATATTTCTAGAAAAAAGAAAGTTAAATCCAGATACCTTTTACTACGCTGAAAAGTTTATGACTTGGGTTAATACTATAACACCCAAGTTTGAGAATGTAAGGTATGATGAACCTAGAATTATTATACCTTTGTTTTATAATCAAAACTTAATTGGAGTTCAGGGAAGATCCCTAAGTTCCAAATCTGTTAAATATATCACTGTAATGTTTAATGATGATGCACCAAAAATCTATGGACTTGATAACATCAGAACAGATGCTCCAGTCTACGTTACAGAAGGACCATTTGACAGCACATTCCTTTGCAACTCGATTGCTATGTGTGGATCTGACGCTAATATTGACAACTGGGGGATTAGCGATGCTATTTGGGTATATGATAACGAACCCCGCAATAGAGAAATCATGTCAAGAATATCCCGTGCTATCGAGACTGGACAAAAAGTTGTCATCTGGCCTTCGACAATAAATCAAAAGGATATTAATGACATGGTTCTTGCTGGACTTGATGTCAAATCTGTGATAGAATCTAATACTTATTCAGGACTAGAAGCAAAACTTAAGTTTACCACTTGGAAAAAAATATGAGCAACGGAACAAAAGTAGTTAAAAGAAACGGTCGAGTTGAAGCACTTGATCTTGATAAAATGCACATCATGGTAGATGAAGCATGTAAAGGTCTTGCTGGAGTTTCTGCTAGTCAAGTAGAAATGAAATCTGGTATTCAGTTTTACGATGGTATTTCTACAGCAGAGATTCAAGAGATTCTAATTCGTAGTGCAAGCGATCTTATTGATCTTGATCATCCCAACTATCAATACGTTGCTGCAAGATTGCTGCTATTTGCTGTTAGGAAATCTCTATATGGAATGATTAGGGACTTCCCTCATTTAGAAGAGCATATTCTTAACTGCACTATTGCAGAAGTTTATGACAAAGAGATTTTTGTTAAATACTCTAAGGAGGAAATCAATAAAGCTAATTCCTTTATTGAGCATCACCGTGACTATCTATTCACTTATGCAGGTCTACGTCAGGTCGTTGACAAGTACCTTGTGCAAGATAGAAGCAGTGGTAGAGTATATGAAACCCCACAGTTCATGTACATTATGATTGCTCTGACAATCTTTGCAGAGTATCCAAAAGAAACCAGAATGTCATATGTCAAGAGGTATTATGACGCAATCTCCAAACACAAAATCAACATTCCCACACCTATCATGGCGGGAGTGCGAACTCCACTTCGACAATTTGCTAGCTGTGTTCTTGTTGATGTTGATGACACCCTCGATTCTATCTTT